GGATGCGACCCACAGGCTGCTCTACCGCAGTGACTGGGGTGACGCCTGCCGCGTCTTGGAACAGCGTGCTCATGTCGCTGGGGTCGTACCAGGCGCCCTGCTCGCCAGCGCCGAACAGCATCTGGCCGATACTCGCGCCCCTCGGGCGGTCGAACAGGCTGCTGACAATCGGGTGCAGCGGGTCTTGGAGTACCGGGTACAACATCACGTCTCCAGGAAAACGCCGAAGCTGCCGCCCGCGTAAGCGCGCCGGCGCACGCGGAAAGTGCCGGGGCCGGTGATCACGCAGGATTTCTGGTCATATTTCAGGATGCCGATGACGTTATCGACTCCGGGCGTGGCCTGAAGAATCTCGAACCGGGCATCGATCGGCAGGATCGCGGCCGGATCGGCAGAAAAAATACCGACTATCACGGACGCGCCGGGTGCGACGGCAATATCGGTGCTGGTGGCGTCACTGGTGCCGGCGGTCAGGGTGGTGGTTTGTGCCATTTCAAGTGCTCCTGTAATCAGAGATGAGAAGAGGTGGGGCCATGTTCAGGTGATGGCGCCGTAGCGGGTGAGCGCGATGATGGCGGCCACGATGATGGCGGCGAGGATGGGGTACTCTGGTCTCACAGCTGCAACCCACCAGCCGTGATGAACAGCTCGTCCAACTGCGCCTCGCTCAGATCGAGAGCAGCGGCGGCGGAAGCGAGGAAGGGGCTGTCGCGGCGCCATTCCTGCGTATCGTGCAGGGTCACTTCGGCCACGGCCCGCTCTACTGGATCAGGGATGGCGGCGACAAAGGCCAGCGCCTGCGGCCACAGCCCGGCCTGGATCAGCGCGACCTTGCCCTGCGCGCGGCTGACCATTTGTGGCACCCGCGCCAGACGCGCGCGCTCCAGGTTGTCGGCCACCACTTCGGGCGGCAGCGGCTGCACAGTGATTGAGCGGCGCCACTGTCCGTCCACTTGCGCGGGCTCACCATAAACCAGCTGCTCTGTCACCGGATCGTGATCTGGCGCCTCGTCGTCGATCACGCTGTCGTACCCGTCCGGTGGCGCAAACGGCCACGGGAACACGGTCAGCGGGTGCGCCGCGCGGATGGCGCCCTCGTCCATTGGCTGCTCGGTGTCGGTGTTGATCCAGATGGGTGGCATGTCTGTTCCGTTAAACATCGCCCGCGTTGTGCGGAAAGCTGCGGCCGCCGCCCCACATCACACGCGCCGCCCTGGTCCCTGACCCGGCGCCCGTCGCGTTCTCGAACGTCACGGTGACGCCGGATGTCACGGCAATGGCATTCTTCGACGCCAGCGCGTGCCCGGCGCTGCCGGTTGGCTGGCCAGATGTCGCTGGCCCACCGCCGTACAGCGTGCCGCCGCCGGGCGTGATGCCCAGCAGGCTCACGCCTTGACCATTGACGGCGCTTGGGTTGTAGTAGTCGCCATTGCGGCCGCCATTTCCGGCGCCAAGCGGGCGGTCGCTGGTGTCGCCGCCGTTGCCACCATTGGCACCATAGCCACCCGCGCCGCCGCCGCCGCCGTCGAACTGGAACGCCACCCAGATATACGGCGCGCCGCCGCCGCCGAAGGCGCCGCCACCACCACCTTGGTCAGGGTTTGGTAGCAGCTCGTAGTAGGTCTCGCCAGTGCCGCCACCGCCGCCTTCTCCCACGTGATCGCCCACCATGGCGCCGGCCTGTGCCTGCACTACGGTGACGCCGCCGATCTTGGCGCGCATACCCACACAAACGATGCTGATCTTGTCCACCCCTTCGGGCACGGTCCAGGTGCCAGGGCTGGTGACGACATGCTGACCTTTCGGCGCCGTCGGGTCACCACCAGCCGGCGGGCCGCCTGATCCATCGCCAGGCACGTACACGTTCGCCACCCCAGGATTGACTGGGAACGGCATGCTTCTGTGCGCCAGCAGCAGCGGGCGCACCACGCCAGCAGTCAGGCGCACGCCCCACACCGTGCCACGCAATGCCAGGTACTGCTGGTCTGAGATGTTGCCATCGTTGTGCGTGCCACACCTGACGCACGGGTTGTTTGACGGCGACACCATGGAGCCCGCCGACACCGAGAACGTGCTGGCCGACCCGTTGACCTCGATGGTCAGCGTGCTGCTGCCATCGTGCGTGCAGCGCACGTAGTACTCGGTGGATGTGGTCAGCAGGGTTGGGTAGTTGGCACTGTCCGATGCTATCGACGTGCGCCAGTGCAGCTGTAGCTGTCCGGTACTGCTCACAATCAGCAGCAGGTGCGGGCCGGTGCTGCTGTTCCACGAGCCATATGTCGTACCACACAGCCCCATCACCAGAGACCCCCACGGCAGGCCGCCGCCGCCGCCAGGAGACCCAGGAAGCGCATTCAACGTAAACCGCGCCTCCATTGTCCAGGCACCGCCCAGCACCTTCAGGGCGGAGTCGTAGGCCGTCCGCACATAGTGTGCCGTGCTGCCTGGCGGATTTGGGAAATTAAAGCCAGGCATGCCGAACCGCGCGCCGCTGGTGATCTGGCTCACGGTGCCGACCTTGGTGATAGTCAGCCCCAGCGGCGAACTGTCGGTGATGCTGGCGCCCGACCCCACGTTTTGCAGCAGCGTCTTCACGCCGATGGCAAAGTGCCTGTCGTGGTACAGGTCGGCGCCTCTCAGGACGGTGCTCGGGATGCTCATTTGCAGTCCAGCCCGATCAGGTGCAGCCAGTAGGTCGTGCCGCCGTCGTCAGTGGACACGCCGATGCGATCAACGCCGGAAGCCGTGAGCACGGGCACCACACCGCCCCACCATTTGCAGCCAGGCCAGAAGGTGATGGTATTGCTGCCGGCATTCGTCAGCCGCAGCTCGAAGCTGCCAGCCGTGCCTGACGGTGGCACGTTGCTGACGGTGAATGTGGTATTGGCTGTGATGGTCTTGGTGAAGATCCCGCCCGCTGACATGTCGATGTCGTTGGCGGCCATGGCCACCTTCTTCTCGCGCAACGTCAGCAAGGTCTCGCCCAGCTTGACCCAGTTTGTCGTGTCGCTCCCTGGGGCCGTGGCCACGCCGCTGTGCGTCACCTTGCAGCGGTAGGTGATGTTTGGCTCGGCAGTGTCATACACGCACGACGGCGGCGTGGCCGGGTAGCTGCCTGCCGTGTAGCTGCCACCGGACTGCCACGGCACGGCACCAGCGGCGGCGACAGCGGCCTGCGCCGCGCCCTGCGCCACCGTGGCGGCAGCGCTGGCGATGTCGGCCTGCTCCTGTGCCGCCAGGGCGTTGTTCCAGACGTTCAGCGACAGGCTGTTCTGCTGCGGCTGCACGTCCTCCTTGAGCTTGACCACATAGGCGTGCGCCTTTGCCGACCAGTCGGGTGCGCCACGCACCGGCAGGGGCGGCAGCGGGTCGATGGGGGTGGGTGCGATGACGGTATAGATGGCCATGTCAGACGATTCCTTTGATCCTTCCAGACAGCGTGCACTGCCCCCAGTTGTTGTAGGTAAGTCGGCCTTCAAAAAACCCGGTCTTGCGCAGCGGCGCGTGTTGTGGGTCGGTGTGCCCGATCCACAGCGTCGGTACGCCGTCGAACTTGTCCATGATCGCGGCCACCTTGATCGCGTCGGCCGGCTCCACAAACACGCTCACGTTCATGTCGCCGGCTCCTGGGCGCTTCCTGAGCACATAGGTGCCGTCCTCGGCCTCCTTGTAGTAGCTGTAGCTCAGCACGCCGATGTCTGCGCCGTACTCTGTCCAGCCCATCTCCACGTAGCGGCCAAGCTGCACAAGCCCCAGCTCTACCTGGTTGCCCGCGTAATCAAGATCGATGGTGATGACGGGATCGGCGCACAGCTCGATGTCGGTCACAAACAATGAGTCGGCAACCGTCACAGTGCCGTAGAAAAACGGCTCCCAGTCATCCACCCCAACGCCATCGAGTGAGTAGACCGTTTCCGGGAACACCGTCGGCCCGCCCGGGCCATCGGTCACCGTGATGCTGATCTGCGTGGCGCGCACGCCCTGGAGATCGAGCGTGTCGATAAGCACGCGCGGGCGCAGCACGATGCGCATCTTGTCATTGGCGATGGTCTTGGTGTTGCGGTACGCGTCAAAGGCCCGCCAGCGGCTGGTGACGCTGAAGAAGTGCCAGTTCTCAGGGTCGTTGGCCGGGGTCTTGCTGCCGGACGTGGTGTGCGCCTTGATGCACGTGTACACGCCGTGCGTCGGCGCGTAGGAGCGCTGATCGCCCAGCGCGAAAGTCCCGGCCGCCCATGCAGTGACCTCCGACTCTGGCAAGTCGATCAGCGGATCGCCGCCCTTGATGGACACCACGTGCAGGTCATCCAGATCGGTGCGATCCAGCACGCCGAAGGTGCGGCGCATGCCAATGTCACTCATGCGGCCTCCGTCAACATGGCGTTGCCGCCCGCCGTTACCCGGTCAATCACGTCGTGGGTTTGCGGCAGCACCGCCGTGTTGCGCTCGATCTTGTCCAGGCGCGCACGCAGCTCGCGCAGCTCGGCGATCAATTCAGCGTTGTCGCCGCCGCGCATCATGTCGCGAGTCTGGACGGCGGTGTAGACATGGCCTGGGCTGGCGAAGTTGATCAGCTCTGGCCCGCGCTCGCCGACCAGCGCGAGGCCACCCGCGTAGCGCCCGCCGTCTGCGTGGCGCGGGACTTGGTAGAGGTCGTCGATGATGCGAGTCGGGCTAAGCTCACCACCCCAAATTTTTCTGAAGTACTCCAGCTCTTCCGGCGACAGAGTGCCGCCGCTGCCGTCCGGGTAGACGTACTCGCCGGTATCCCAGTTGATCGTGCGGGTCAGGTCTTGTCCACCGCCGCCGCCCCAGCCGCCGCCGCCCCAGCCGCCGGGGCTGATCGACAGCGCGGCGCGCCGCGCCGCTTCCCGAGATGCCTCCTTCTCCGCTTCTTCCGCAGCCTTGATCGCCGTCTGCTCTCGCACGTAGTCAGCCAGATACTCGATCCCCTGGTCGATGCTTGTGATCGTCTCGCCCGTGGCGTTCAGCAGGTCAAGCTGCTTCTTCCAGTACTCGCGCTGGTCTTCGAGCAGCTTCACCTGCTGCTCGGCAAAGCTCATCTGGTTGCCGGCCACATCGCCCAGCTCCGACAGCTTGCCGGCCAGCAGCAGCTGATCGCGCTCGTACTCGGCCACCGTGTCGTAGCCGCCCATGTCCAGGCCGCCGCGTGCCGAGTCGATGGCCTTCTTCAGCGCGTCGGCGTCCGGCAGCGCGCCGCTGGCGCGGGCCGCCGCCAGGGCGGCGTCGATGAAGGCATTGCCCTGCGCCGCGTCCCACGCCCGCGTGTCGCTCACGTTGCCGCGCAAGGCCCGCGCCGCGCTGTCGGCGGTGGTGAAGATGCTCTTGGCTTCGTCGGCAAGCTGCTTCCAGTTGTCAATCTGGTCGCTCCACATGTCCGAGAGCTGGCTGAAGATGGTGTCGATCCGGCTGGCCATTTGCTCGGCAGCGCTGGCGGCTTCGTCAAGGGCTGGCGTGACTTCGGAGAACGCCATGCTGAGATTGACCAGCGCAGCGAACGTGACCGCCGCGCCTTCGTCGCCAGCGACAGCAGCGGCCTGAAATTGCTCAACAATTGCGCGAAAGCCGGCTCGCGTGCTGGGCATGGTCAGACCAAGCGCGGACAGTTGAGCGGTGAGTTGGCGCGTGAGGGTGGCCGCGCGCTCTTCTTCGGTGTAGAAGTTTTGCCAGTAGCTGCTGGTCGCGGCGCCCATGGCGTCCAGGCCGCCGAACGCGTCGGCAATACGGCTTGCCACGTCAGCTCCAGCTAGGCCGGCCTCGATCAGCGTATAGCCAAGCGTGTCGAAAACGCTGTTGACGCCGCGCAGGCTGGTGGCCAGGCGTGTGAGTGTGTCGATGGCCTGCTCGCCATCGCGCGCGAATTCACTGGCAACATAGGCGCTGCGCTCGATGGTCTCCTCGATTTCACTGAAACCGCCTTCATCGCCGTAGGTCTGCACCGTGCGCGCGACGGTCTCGGTGACGCTCTCCCACGATCCGATGAGCATCTGCGCCATCTCGTTGGAGCCGGTTCGGATGGCCTCGCTCACGCGCTGCATCACGGCCTGCTGATAGGCGCTTTCGTCCTTGGCGTCGATGTCCTTGAGCTTGAGGTTGATGCTGTACGTGAAGCCGTCGATCTTGCCGGTGGCCAGGCCAAGCGCTTCGGCGTAGCCCTGAACGGCGCTCTCCTGCGTTTTCCAGGCGTCGCGCAGTTGTTTCAGAAAGCCGGCTTCGATGGGGGTGTCGACCGTCTTGCTGCTGCGGAAAAGGCCGCCCTTGTAGTAGTCGTGCCAATTGCCCTCGAACCCGCTGGCGCCGCCGAAGGTGCCCTGCAAGTTGTGCTGCTCGTGTTTGCGCGAGAACGCGCCGCTCAGGCCGAGCAGGGCCAATGGGCCGAGGATTGGCGCGGCCACACCGGCCAGCGTGCCGAGGCCGCCCAGGATGTTGCCGGCGCCGATGGCGGTGGCGCCGGCCGACAGGCCGCCCATCAATCCGGCTTCGCCAAACAGCGCGCCAAGGCCGGCGCCGAAGCCAGACCCGAAGCTGCCCAGTCCCATGAAGCCGCCGAAACCGCCAGCGCCGGCCGCAGAGCCGCCGAACAGGTTGCCCAGGCCGCCGAGCAGGTTGGTGCCGCCACCGCCCTGGCCGGCCACCGCGTTGCCAGCGGCGAAGATGCCGCCAGTCGCGCCCAGGCTGGCTCCGATGTTGATGATCCAGCGCTTGACGGTGAGCTGGTACAGCATGTCAAGCAACGCGGATTTCAGCGTCTGACCGAGCCGCTTGAAGGTGCCAGCGCCGTCCTCGAAGATGTTGACGAATACATCGTGCGCAGTGCTGTCGATGGACTGCCACATGCCCGCCATTTCTTGCTGCGCGGCAACGTACTGCTCCTTGACGCCTTGATCGGACAGCAGGCCGTTGCGCTCTTTCAGCAACCGAATTTCTTCTTCCAGTGCGGCCTGCTCGCGGGTGTTGGTGTAGCCGGTTTGCAGGCGCGCGAGCTGCTGCTCTTTCTCGGCGATGGTGGCGCGGTTCAGTTCGATGGTGCGCTGGCGAATCTGCTGGTTCGTCAGGCCCATGGTTGCGATTTGCTCGCGCAGGTCGGCATTGCTCTTGGCGATCCCGTCAACGCGCGCGGCTTCTTCCTTGGCGACGGCTTGGAGGGCGCTGCGGTATGCGTCGATGGACGCATTGACCTGCTTTTGCGCGTCGGCCTGCGCCTTGGTTTCGGCGGCAATGACGGGCTGCTTTTTGAGTAGTTCAGCCTGCGCCTTCGTCAGCCCGTCAACGTCCAGTTTCCCGCGCTTGAACATGTCGTTGTACTTTTCCCATTCCTTGTAAAAATCAGGGCTCAGGCCGGCCATCTTGGCAAGAGCGGCCATGTCTTCGGCCAACAGCTTTGCGGCGGCCCGCTGCGCCTTCATGCCTGCGGTGTTCTTCTCTGCGAACTTCTCACGGATGCTGGCAATGCGTTGCTCCAATTCAGCCTGCCC